CCGTCACCTTCATTTACGCGCTCCGATCTTGCGTGCTTTTGTTGCCAGCAGCTTACATGTCTATGTTCACGTGTCAACGCCTGATGTGGAAAAAGCGAGCGTTCCCGCTCGCTTTCCCCGGCTAAAGAGTTGGCCTGTTGATAAGTCTGTGAATAACTTGTTAACGGACAGGGCCGTAGTCATCCACCGAGTAATCTTCAAAGCCAGCAGCTTTCAGCTTTGTCAGGTTGCTGATCTGCCAGTTCTTGGCGTCCAGTCCCTTCATGACTGCGAGATACTGGTTACGAACGAGTGCAATCTGATTGATCAAGAGTGCAATCTCAATAACCTTTGCATCCGCATCAGCATACTTTTCAGCTTCACGAGCACTAAGACTCTTTTGATAGTGTTCAAAATACTTCTTGAACGCTGCGCCTTTGACTTCTGCCATGCGGATCTCGAGATACTTCAGGATAGCTTCAACTTCCTGAAGTTGGCCAAAGCGGTGGGCAGTAATACCCGGTAGACGGGCACTGGCCTTCTCGAGACTGCCCTTTAGCTTGGTCTCAAAACGCGCCTCCTCCAGCTCTGTCTCAAAGTGAACGATAGCGTCCACTAGAGGCAAATAATCTGCGGGGTTCGCAGTGACCTTTGCATACCACTTGCTCATTGTTATTCCTCTGATTGATAGTCCACACTAGCTAGTGTGGACTATCGTATCAATATTCAGTCTCGGTCGTCGTTGTTATAGTCGAGATCATCGTCCTCGTCTTCGTCTTCACGAACGATTTCAATGGCATCGTCTAGGTATTCGCATTCGCCCTCGAGATCCTCGTGGTCGACTTCCATACCATACTCTTCAAACAACCTCAGTAGATGAGTTGCCGCTGCTTGGCGCTTGCCAGCGGGCAACTGGTCCCTGAAGAAATCCCAAAGATCAACAACCAGTTTGGTCTCGCTGTTCATTACTCGCCGTTCTCCGCATCAGCGGCATTCATTGCCTCTAGCTCAGCTGCCTTCTTGGCACGCTGCGCTTCTTCCTTGCGTTCCATGTGAGTTGGAAACTCCATCATGACCATGTCCAGAAGATCATGATCAATCTGCTTGCGGAACTTCTTGGTCTCGGTGCCGTCAAGCGCAATATACTTGAGCTTGTTGCCATCCTTAGTGAACAGACCCTTGGCTTCAAACATATCCAGCAGACCCGAATAAGGATCCAGACCACTGTCCCAAGGAATCCTCAGTTCAACAGTCTCGAATGGCTTGTTATACCTGGTCTTCATGATCTTAATCTGAGACCTGATACCATTGACCGTGGTAGTCTTGTTGCCGTCTTCGTCTTCCTTGAGCTTGAGCTTGCGCATGGCGAGTACAATCGAAGAAGCGTAGATAAAGCCCTGACCACCAGTGATCTTGTCATCGGGGTCAAACATGTCCTGACTTGCGTAGCTGTGGTTGGTACAAACAAGACCAATGTCCCATTCACCAAACATGTTGACGCAGTTGCGAACTAGAGCATTCAAGGCCTTTGGCTTACGACCCATGTCGCCCTTCATTTCACCAGCCTCAAACTGGTTAACGTCAGTTGGCGTCAGGAGCATACCCAGTGAGTCAACGATGAAGAGGACTTTTGGACGCTCTTCGCGAGGTGTACTCGCGTAAGTTCCCTTGAAGTTCTTCATAAAATCACTGATGATCTTTGCCACGTCGTCAATCATCGCAGCGTTGATCTTTAGCAGCTTGTCTTCGCTGACGTCTACATCAAGTGCAGTAAGCCAGTCCGAGTCAAGTGCGTTCTCGCTGTCGATGAGAACTACAAAGTAGCCCTGATCCTGTGCGTTCTTGACCAAGTTACCCGAAGCAAGATAGCTCTTACCCGAACCCGACTGACCGGCGAACATCGTCACCTTGCCCAGTGGAATACCCTTGGTGAAGTCGCCGCTGACGGCGTAGTTTAGGGCGAAGTTACCCGTGCTGACCCAATACTTTGGATCGTTGAAGCCGACGGAGATACCGTCTAGGCCCTTGGTGATATCCTTGCGAAACTTGGATAGATCAACAGGCTTCATAGTGCTGTTCTCTTTCTATTCTGGAGCTATAGTGCCATCACTGGGTTTTCAATCCAGCAGTCCTCCCAGCTGCGCGGCATGACACACCCGCATATTTGCAGCCACCAGGACGATCTAAAAATGTAGGAGAACTATGGGGAGAGGTGTCCCTCTCCCCATAGTTCAGATTAGCCGTTTAGACCAGCCTGCTTTGCCTTGATCCTTGCGAGGATCTCGGATGCGTCTGGGGCACCGGCAGGACGTGTCACTGGAGCTTCAGCAGGAGCAGCTGGAGCCTGGGCACGCTGCAGAGCAGCAAACGGATCAGCAGCAGGGGCCGCCGGTGCTACTGGAGCGGAAACCGCTGCAGGAGCCGAGTAAGTGGTGTTGGAGTTACCACCAAAGTTACCACCGCCAGCTGGCTTGTAGAACTGCGACCAACGTGCAGGATCGTAAGCCTCATCGTTAACCGAAGCCTGGAACATTTCCTTGATTGCTTCCAGCTGCTCAGCAGTTGGCTTGGCAGGCAGGAAGTCCTTCAGGTTGTTCAGACCATGCGTCTCGATGGCAGCAGCCTCAGCTTCGCCAAGAGCGCGGGTCTTGAACGACCAGTTGCTGGTGCTGTAGTTGGCAAATCCACCCTTGGTGGTCTTGACCAGCTTGAAGTCACGACCAGCAACGTAGTCGGTTGGCAGGTCTTCCATCTCAGGATTCATCAGAGAGCTCTTGATGATGTCGAAGATGCTGGTGTTGATCATGAAGCGACGGATGGGGTTCTCAGGAGTTTCCTTCTCCTCAAAGCCGCTCTGTACCACAAAGCCCTGGAAGAGGTAAGACTTCTTCTTCCAATACTTGCGTGCCAGTGGCTGCAAGGAGTCATCCTTCCACCATGGACGAGTCTCGGCCAGGATTGGGCAGGTTTCACCATACATTTCCATGCAAGGAACCTGGACTAGAACCTCGCGGTCGTGCTCACCCTTGATGCCCTGGAAAGGCAGCTTGATGACCAGACGCTCGGCCCAGAAGAAAGTGTTGTTGGGATCGCCATCGGGAAGGAAGCGAATGAGGGTCGTAGCGCCCTCAGGAGTGTTCCAGAACGGATACATGGAGTTGTCGCCGCCGTTGCGATTACCGCCTTCGGCCTTGGCATTTTGCGAGAGAAGTTTCGCACGAATTTCGTCGAGAGTAGCCATTTGGGAGGTCCCTTCTTATCTTTATTGGGCTATGTATGAGCCAGTTTTTGTTCTAAACACCGAAGCATTCCCGCTCCGTTGTTATCTCTATTTATACATTCTGGTGTCCAGAATCGCAAAATAGAAACGCAAAATGTGAACTTTTTTTACACTTTTCTGTGCAGCTTACCAGCTCACATTCCTGGTATACGCTAGGTGCGCACCAGAGTCTATATTCATGGATGGAACGGGTGCCAGTCTCCCAGCACCCGCTCTATGTGAGTTCTTATTTGCGGAACATTGCGTTCTTGATCAAACGCTCTAGCTCCTCACGGAATTCATCACCATGCTCAACCTTGGTGTCGTCGATTAGGTCTTGTCCCTGATCGCCACCTAAGACTTCCTCAGATTCATCAAAGCCACGCTCATCACGACCATAATCTGCCTTGTAGTCCAGCGCATCTTCATGACGCTCCTTAGCGTCGTCGATGCAAGACTGAATCAAGACTTCAACCTGGTCACTAGTGAGCTGATCGCCAATGTCTTCACCAGTTGTTGTGATTACCACACTATCAATGTCCACTACAGGACCATAGCTGTAAGTCGATGGATGATCCAGACCTGTAGCAAAGCTACCATCGTCGATATTGTATTCAACTTCGACTTCGACGTCATCTTCGCCATTCCACTCAATGTAGCTGGTTGCAGTCGTGCCCTTCTTGACAGCCTCATCAACCATCTCTTCACCAAGATCAGCAATTGGATCGTTGCCACTGATGCACTGGCCGTTCTCATAGGAAACAACCGTAGCATCATCCATCCAGTCCGAAACACGATATGAGTCGTTACCTAGTGCATCAACGTGCTGAACAAAGCCATCTTTGCTTGCTTCGCGGGCCTTCATGGCAGCATTCCTGAATGCACGGGTTGCAGGAGCAGCAACATCTGCTTCATCAAATTCTTTCCTTGCCGAGCCGGCTTTTGTTAGAAGGCCGTTGGAAACAGTCACAGTGCAATTTTCTGGGAGACGAGCGTGAGGAGTATCAAAGCGCACCTTGGCCAACTTACCATTGACAGCAACTACTTCACCGCTACCGTATGAATTATGAGTTACACGATCTCCAGTGGAGATTGTGGAATCAAAGCCTGCTTCCAATACTGATTCTGGATCAAAGCTGTTAAACCACTCGGCTAGCTCTGCTTCCTCAGCAATGCCACCCAGTGTATCAACCTTTTCCAGGTCATCAACGTGCATTGTCTTAGCCGAACCATTCAGGAACTCGACTGCTGCTAGATCGCCCTCGATTGAAACAACCTGACCAGGACCAAAGTCGGTAGCAACATGGTCGCCCGCAGCTACGCCGTGATGTTCTGGACGCTCATCAAACTCTGCAAATTCATTGACTGCGTCGTCGAAGTGGTAACCACGGTCTTCGCAATACTTTTTAACCACCGGCCATAGCTCTTCAGCCCAGTTAGAAAACTGACCCTTTTCAGCATTGAAACCTTCGTTGTTCATACCCATTGCAAAGTAGCCATCTAGGTTGGCAATGACATACTTCTTCTCGAGCGCATCTTCTTTTTCTTCATCGTGCTTGACGAATGGGAAGATATCATCGACGAAGTCAACGACATCAAAGTGCTCAACCAGCGCCTCAAGTGCAGGCTGGTAGTCGCTCATGTCATCGTCGTATGGGTTTGGAGCATAATAGGATTCGTCCATTTCGTTCTCCGAAATAGTATCTTCCATTTCGAGATCGCGGTTGTCTTCGCCAAGGCGGTATTCAGCTTCAACGAGGTCGAGATAGCCGCGTGCGTCTTCGAATACATTCTCGTCTTCAAAGGTTAGACTGTCAGCACCGCGAGTCCAGCCGGCTTCGTGGCCGTACTCATTTGCGAGAGCCTCCACGAGAGCATCAGCTACATCTTCACCTAGTGCGATGACACCCTGAAACTTGTTGTTCATGTTGGTCATTTTCTCACCCAAAGTTAGTAGAGCCACTGGCTTGAGAGCCTCGGCCAGTGAATGGTTGGTATCAATCTGTAGGATGCCAGCTAGACGAGAAACTTCATCGTCGGATCCTTCCAAGAGATTGTGTTGCTTTATTGGAAGTCCTGCTTCCGTGACCACATGGTATCCGCGAGGACGGGACAAGCCGCCAAATGATTTGCGGATCTCTGCAATGCGGTCCTTTACTACTGAACGAACGCCGGCTGCCGACTCGTCCAATGAGTTTCTATTGTGATGGATATAGCGCGCAGTCTGTGCTAGCTGGAGAGACTCCAAGGCCAGCTCTGCTATCTGTGTGCCCACTGTATCGTGAGGCATTCCACCTTGGTTGATATGCTGCGCAAACGCGCGACCGCCACTGAGGTGATTGGCAGGAAACTTAAAACGCTCGCCTTGCTGGGTTTCAACAAACATACTCAGAATGTTGCGACCACGCGAACCAATAACACCTTCCCGAACTGGTGAAGTGTGGCGAATGATCAACTTGGTTGGACCAAACTTCTGATAGCTGGTTTTGGTCGATCCCCACATGCTTGCCTCAGTAACGGATACTTGATAGGCAAAATCCTTGGGCTGGAGCTCACGTCCAAACTTACGGACATTGAACATCACATTGTAGCGAGTAGTAATCTGTCGAAGTATCTGAATCAGTGAGGAGATTTCCTCAACATCAGTGCTTGCGCTCAGGTAGAGCTTTACATCACTATCAGAGCCGGCTTCCGTAACGGAGACCATGAGATTACCAGGGGTGGCAAAAACTCGACGAGCCTTCTTGGGATCGTACGTTTTGTTGCCATCGCTGCCATACAGCGTCAGCGTCTTTCCCTTGCCCTTTAGGACCTGGAAAAGCTCTTCACTCAAGCTATCAAACAACGAGCCCATGCG